AAAACCGTATGTTAGTGACCACTAACTTCAGCCTAGACTGATATCCCCCTTTTCGATGTACAACATCGAACTACCCCACCCGCTAACGCATGACGTCGCGCATCACGCACCGCATCGCGCTACACGTGACGTAGCACGCGCACACGCGCAGCAGCTTCGCTGCCAAAGCCGACGTCGAAAAACCCTTCGCTTGACTCAGGTATTGTTTGTCGCTACAGTCCGTTCCCATCGATGCCGATTCCCGGCGTCGCAATCCTGAAAGGATACACAGCATGACATACATGACGACACTTCGTGAAGTGAAGCCCGGCGACTTCGTCAAGCGTAAGCTTGACAGCAAGAAAGTCTATCGTAAGGGTTCGTATGACAAAACGACGAAGTCGTTTGAGCTTATGGATGTCGAAGACATTTGCCGCAGCATTTTCGTCAAGGCTGATAAGCCTGTTGTAGTAGGTTTCACCTACTAAGGTATCATCAACTTTTTCCTGAAAGGAAACATCATGCAATCACTCGGATTCGGTTTGTGGTTTTGCGACTACAACGTTTACGTTGTAGATGACTATGGCAACTTCATTTCCGTTGACGCAATGCAAAGCATTGTTTCGACCCGTGATGTAATGCACCTCAATGCAAGCGGGGATATCCCCAACATCATTTGATGTTGACGGCAGAAAAGCCCCACGGTTGACAAGGGTTTTGTCGCCGCCCTACAATGGCGACACTTTCCGCAACATCTTTCCTGAAAGGAAACATCATGCAAGTTCGTCACTTCACTACCGCTAAGTTCTCTGCGTTGCAGAGCTTTGCCGTCACGGTACAGACCGGAAGCGAAGCTTCCATTGAGCAAGCCATCCTGAAGCTGAAAGCTTCCCCTTTGTTTGCTTCGAAGGGCTGGCAAGCCAACATTGCGAAATTTGAAGCTATGCTTCAGGGTACGGTGCCCTTCAGCATCTTTGCCGAAGGCAATAGCAAGCTTCCCTTCTATGCTTTCTCTACCCTTCCCGGTGTTACCTGCCCCGGAGCCGGAGAATGCTTAGCATTCTGCTACAGCTTCAGAGCTTGGCGCTATCCTGCGGCGTTCTTCCGTCAGTGTCAGAATGCATACCTGATGCGCTTCGATCAAGATGCTATCGCATCTTCGTTTGCCAAGCTGATGGAACAGAACCCTACGGGTTTCGATTTCCGACTGTACGTTGACGGCGACTTTTCGTCACGTAGTGACGTCGCCTTTTGGATGCGTCAGCTTTCGCTGACTCCGTCGGTGAAAGCCTACGGCTACAGCAAGAGCTTCGCTCTGTTGCTTGACTTCGTCAAGAGCGGCGGTGTTGTCCCGGCAAACTATCGTTTGAACATATCGTCGGGTCACAATGCATCCGTTGACGTAGTCAACGCCATTCGTTCGATGCCCTTCGTTCGCGGCGACTTCGTCGCCGTCAGCATCGGTCGCAAAATCAAGGCGAGCGATTACGGCACAAAGCCCGTCAACGATGCGATTCGTGCTCGCTTCGAAGACAAAGTCTTCCCTTGTCCCGGCAAGTGCGGCACATGCACCAGTGTAGGGCATGCATGCGGTAGCGACGTGTTCAAGGGACGTGTCATCGCCATCGCTGTCCACTGAAAGTGGAAGGGGGTGAAAGCCCCCACATTTGACTCAGGTTTTATTTTCTGCAACAATGCATTCCATCGCAACAAACAAGGGGCACACAATGGAAAAATGCTACTATAATTTCACGATGACAGGCGGACATGCGTCGAAGGTGTTCTGCACCATCGAAATGCGTGACAGTTTCAATCGATACGATGAAACTTACATGGACGGTGCATACTGTATCGATGCGCCGCAGTTTATCCCTACGGGATCGACGGCAAATCAATTCGATCCGTATGCGGATAACTTCTACGAAGTCGTCGTGTGTACGTCACGGCACTCCACATGACATGATGTAACGTAGCGACGATCCCCTTCGGGGGACGTCAACGAAAGCCCCCATAGTTGACTCGGAAATTATTTGTCTGTACAATTTGACCCAATCGACAGCATCCCGCTGTCACATTCCTGAAAGGAAACACCATGATTACGAAAGCGCAAATCATCTACGTTGTCACCCACGAAGCGAAGCTTGATGGCAAATGGCTCAAAGCAAGTCGGGCATTCTCTAATCATTCTGACGCAGTCATGGAAATAAAGTCGCTGTTGAATCTTTCGAATCTCCCGAAAGCATGGGTACGTAAGGTAGTGCCTGAGCCACAAAGCATGATTGCGTATCTGTAATGAAGCTATCCCCTACTATGTAGGGGAGCGTCAACGAAAGCCCCTTCACTTGACAGGGTTTTTCGTTGGCGATTATAATAAAAGCCAATGCGACGCAGTGCCGAGTCGGTGAGAAGCTAGCCGGGTGATGCCGGGTTCCGACAGACGCAATGCGACGAAGTGTGAGTGAGCATGTATGTTACATGCAATCCCATGCGACAGGTCGACAGCGAGGTTAATAACCCCGCAGTTGACAGGGATAAGCCGACGTCCCTATAATGTAAGGCAACACGAAGCGAAAGCTTCCCGCTCTTTAAAAATCTACACTCAGTGTCGGTGCATGTGACAGATGCACTATGGGCTGACGTGAATGATGCATACGTTAAGGCATCATGCATTGGATAGAGTGCGGCATCTATACCATCTGTCCCCAAGTGAGAGTGGGTGCTCTTGCGATAGGGGGTTTTCTTGAGCGTTCAATGGTGAGCGTTCAACAAAACCTGAAAGGTTTGTGACATGGCATACACAATGAAGCGTTCGCTGAATGGTTTGACATACGACGATATCCGTAGGATATACGACAACAATCCGAGCATGACTCTGAAAGAGTTGTCCAATCTGACGGGACTTGCTGTTCCGTTCCTCATGAAAATCCTTTTGAAAGGATTCTGACATGTACTATTTCCTCGCCATCATCGTAGCACTCATCATCGTGTTCGTGTTGATTGAACGCGACGCATTCTGACAACCTTTTCCTGAAAGGAAACAACATGACAATGATCTTCAGCGTCTCGGGTAATTCCCGCAACGGATACGCAAAGCGTAGCGACGTTGCCTTCAAAGGCAAGTGCATTGTTGTCGTTGATGCCGACACATATTTCGGCGGCGACAATTCAAGAGACTACGTCTCTCGGGTAATGGAAAATCCGACGTGGGCAAAGCTCTTCGCTTGTGCTAAAGCACAACAGAGCAAGACCCGCGACATGCATCACGCCTTCTTCGAAGGCATCTATCACAACGGAGTCGTTGTTAAAAACAACGAAACCGTGTCGGTGTTGCGTCTCATCCTCGGTTCCTGAAAGGAAACAACATGTACATTGAAGCATACGTCACCCAATGTGACATTACGGACGTCATGTATGACAAGCCTGTCAAGGGTGCGTATGCCCTTGCTCGGGGTGCTACCGGACGTTGGTGCCCCGTGTTAGCCTTCGGCCCGGAGGCGACGGAGCAACATGCCATCGATCTCTACGAAGTAGAGACGGCACGTGAACTCATCGAAGCCCGGGGTGACTGGCTCGATTATTAACCCCACACTTGACAGGGATATTCAATGTCCCTATAATGTAGCCCCATCAACATCCCGGAGGGAAACAGCATGCGAGTTTTCGTCTACTTCAATCTGCATCGTAAGTGCCTGAGTGTGAAGGCACTCGAAGGTGAGCGCAAAGGACGTGTCATTGCCCATGCCGACATGGTCATGATGAAAAATGTCACCTTCAAGGTGTCAGAGGCGGGTCGACAGCGTGTCATTCGTGAGCAACGCAAGAATGTGCATGCCGGTGTTGTCGGTGAGCTTATCAGCATGGGCATTGACGAAGCCATGCTGAGTCTTGCTGAGCGCATATATTCCCCTCTTAAATATAACCCCTACAAGTTCCGCAATTTTGTGCATGCGGTCAGTGAAATTCCAATGCAAAGCGCATCTTCCGCTGTTGTTGCTGCCCGTCAGGGACGAAGCGTAGTGTATGCATGGTGTACAAAACCCTCCGCTTGACTCGGGAATTATTTATCCCGTATACTTCAACCCATCGACAGCACCCCGCTGTCGGATTCCTGAAAGGAAATAACATGCTTGATCTGACGCTATCCCAAATCGAAACTCTCGGGAAGTGGGCGGATGCCCAACTCCAACAGATGTTGCGTGATGGTACATACGATGGCGACGTGTGGATAACGTACGTCGGCGACATGACAGAGTTGTCAAACAAAATAGATATTAATATCTATGATTGGGAAGACGACGACGAATCGTCATGCATCAAAGCGGCGGCATATGAAATCGTGGACGGTTCTACCAACTGCGAAAACTGGGAAATTTTGTTTTAATCCTGAAAGGACACAGCAATGCGTGACATTATCAGCGCCATCCGTCGCAGTCTCATCCGTACCTTTGCACGACACGTTGTCGTCGTCGTATGGGGCAACGCAACGTTCATGCACTACACCATCAAGCGCAACAGCGCAGACGAATGGGTAGACGCATACCCTGCCGAAGCTTCGGCTGTCATCGTCAGCTTTTACTGAAAGGCTCCGCAACATGCGAACACTCACCATCACCCACATCCCTGCCGAACCCGGATACATGGCGGCGGACTTCGGACTCGAAGATAAAAATGACTGCGTCATTCGAGCATTCGCTAACGTTGGCGTCGACACCTACCCCAACCTGCGTGACCTGTTCTTCCGCAAGGGACGCAAGCAATTCCGTGGTACGAAGGTGACGACAACCCACGAAGTGGCGAAGATATTTGGCGCTACCTTCACCACACTGGGTGAGACGGGGAAGCGGCGCGATAGGCTGATGTCGCTGTACCAATGCGGTGCTGACGATGTCGACAGTAAGGGTTGCACCGTTGCCAACATTGCATCACGCTATCCCACGGGACGTCACATTGTGTCGGTGCGTGGACATGTGTTTGCACTCATCAACGGACGTATCATCGATACGTTTGCAACCCGACCCCGTACCCGTGTCATTGGTGTATACAGCTTTTCCTGAAAGGAAACGATATGAAAGTGAAGACTAACATACTTGATGGAGCCGCGCTCGACTGGGTAGTGGCGAAGTGTGAGGGAAGACCGCACTCCTATGTAGTGGCGGACGTCAAGGGACAAGACCCGTTTACGGCTGTGGCATTCACCCCATCAACAGATTGGGCACAAGGCGGAGCCATCATTGAGCGGGAGGGGATTGCTTTAATCCCCGGCTGGACGGCTGAACGTCCCGGCTTTTCTGCTGATGGTGACACATCCCTAATCGCAGCCATGCGCTGCTATGTTGCCTCTTGCCTAGGTGATGAGGTTGACATTCCCGAAAATCTACTGTAATTTTCCTGAAAGGAAACGATATGAAAGTAAAGACAAGCATCATCAACGGCTTCGCCCTTGACTGGGCAGTGGCAACCGCTGAAGGGCACAAGGCTGAGCTTGATCACAACGAAGTTGTGTCATGGAAAATTATTCTCAGCAATGCGTATCGCCTAGTGTGGGAGCCTTCGCTCAACTGGTCACAAGGCGGAGCCATCATTGAGCGTGAACTCATCACACTCGACTACAATCCGCTCAAGTCCAACGGCAGACCTTGGATAGCTACGCTACCGAGTGGCGCAGAAGAGCAAGGCGCAACACCGCTCATTGCAGCGATGCGTGCTTACGTATCGTCGGTGTTGGGAGACGAAGTCGACATCCCCGAAGACCTACTGTGAGGCAAGCTATGCTTGAACATCAATTTTATATTTCCGGTAGCGAGTCGCAAGGCTATGCTGTCATCGACGCTAGGGCAGGCATGCCCCTGTGTGCAACCAAGTCTACGATTGTAGAGGCGCTTGAGGTTGTCATACAGTGGAAGCTTCCGCTCTCGCCCCTCATGTGGGATAGCGACACGTTGTCATGGGTCAACATCAAACCCGACGACGAATAGCCCCACACTTGACTCGACTATTTATTTCGACATACAATGCAACCCATCGACGGCAATGTCGCTGTCGATAACACCCCCGAAAGGAAACACCATGCGTCAATCCCTCATCTTCTCCCGCCGCAACGACAACGGTATCCTCACTGTCGAAGACATGCAACAGCGTGCTCCCGCTATGTTCTCGGACACCAAGGCTGAGCGTCTGACGGATCGCTATGCCGCCTTCCGCACTGCGGATCTGTTGCCCATCATGGCAGACTACGGCTACTTCCCTGTGCAAGCCGCACAAAAGCGCCCCACGAAGGGCAGTGTTGTCAAGGCTGAGCACAAGACCCACATGGTTGCTTTCAGCAAGGCTGACGATCAGGGTGACGGTCAAACCCGTGGCGAGATCATTGTGTACAACAGCCACGATGGTAGCTCTGCCCTGCGTTTGTTTGCCGGGGCATACCGCTTCATCTGCTCCAACGGCATCGTTGCCGGGGAAGGTATGCAACAGCGCATCTACCACACGACGAAGTCGATTGCAGGATTCGAGCAATCCCTGCGCTCTACCATCGAAGCTTTGCCTTCGGTGTTGCAACAGTTCGATGTTGCCCGTAGCATCACCCTTGATGGCATGCAACAGTATGAGCTTGCAAAGCAAGCCGTGATGAAGCGTTGGGGTGCATGGGACGACAGCATTGTCGATGTCGATGGTCGCCCCATCAAGGGCAGCTACGCTGTTGACAAGACCATCCGTGATGCGTTGGGTGTACAGCGTAGCGAAGATGATCTGAGTGACGCCTTCACCGTGTGGAATCGCATTCAGGAGAATGTGTTGCGTGGCAACGTCATGATCAAGTCGATCACCGACAATAACATTGGCATGCGTAAGGCTCGCCCTGTCACCGCAGTGGCTGAGCATGTCCGCATCAACCGTGAGTTGTTCGACCTGCTCCCGGCGTAATGCAACGCAACAACGAAAGGCTACCGCTTGTGTGGCCTTTCCCTACCTACAAAGGCGTAACGCTGCCCGAGTCACAACGACAACGGCAGCGTCGTTTTTTACAACGACAACAGCGTAAGCAAGGTGAGCAAGCGCTTACTCTTGCATTACCTGCACCATTCTGAGAGGAAACATCGTGAACAATCAAAAGCAATTTACCGTCACCGTCTATGCAGATCCCGGTCATGCATGGGCAAAGGTTAAACGTAGCGTGTTACAAAACCTCGGCATTGCCGACAAAGTGTCATGTTATTCGTATCAGCGCGGAGACTATGCGTACCTTGAGGAAGACTGCGACTTCCCTCTGTTGATTGAAGCGCTCAACCAACGCAACACCCGCATCAAGTGCGTTGAGAAGCACACAGACAAGGACAGCCGGGTGCGTAGCTATCAGCACTATCGTGTCTGACGACGACAGCCTTTTTTGGGTAGCGTTGCTGATGGCGCTACCTTTTTTTCTTCGACTATTAACATGAACATCGAACAGCAACTCAACGAAATCCGCGAGCGTAATAATGAGCGTCTAAAAGACGCCATCAATCGACTCGGCACTAAATATCTTTTGCATCCAAATAATCGGGTGAAGAAGATTAAGCCGAAGAAAGGACATCTCAAATGATAAGCGAAGTTGATCTGCGCGATTGGATTCACATGAAACCAACACCGCTGTATACAGTACCTCGCCACAACTATGTGAAGTTTTGCGAACAGTATTTTTATTTCGATCATCTCGACGGCATGTATTCATATTGCCTCGACATGGCAGGAAAGATATTTCATATCCCCGCAGCGGCACAAGTAACTCCGTTGCGAAAACGTAAGGAAGAAGATGAATCGTGATCAAGTTATTGGAATGTTTGTCGGTGCTTTTCTCGGCGATATGTTGGGTGCGCCGTATGAATTTGGCCCTGCCATCTCACATGAGGATGTCAAGCTGACGACGGGCGGATCTCATGGCGTAACGTTGGGCGAGTACACCGACGACGGTGCGTTGACCCTTGCGCTTGCAGAAAGCTACGTTGCCCGTGGTAAGTTCGACGCACAGGACGCAGCTAAGCGCTTCATCGATTGGCGCAGGAATGGCACGTATGGCACACGTGTCGGCAGCATCGTGGACATTGGACGCACGACAGATCATGCTATCGGACGCATGTCAGCAGAGCGTCCATACGCTGCGACAGGCGGCACACACGACAGCGGCAACGGCAGCATCATGCGTATTGCTGCATGCATTGCTGCCAATCATCGACGTCCTATGGAAGCTGTTGCCGACGCTGTCGCTGCTAGTCTGATGACACACGGCAACTCAGACATTCTAAATTACACTGCGTTGTTTATTCAGGAAGTGATGGGTGCTCCCGGCCCATTCAATGCATCACTCTATCGCAATCCTGCATTATTCCGTGACGGCAAGGGCAGCATAATGTATGCATTCAATGCAGCACGCTATGCCATTCACTATGGACATGGCGACGGTGGCGAAGTATTGCGACGTGCTGTAGCTTATGGATGGGACACCGACACCAATGCTTGCGTTGCAGGAATGTGGGTTGGGGCACGTGAAGGCATCGATTGTTTTCCGAAGGAATATATCGACGCATTGCAAAACAAAGATCGTATCTTCGAAGTTGCAAATAAACTATTTGAGATTGGAGCAATGAAATGAAACCTGTAGTGAAATACGAAGAAAGTAGTTTCGAGTTGCACGAAAGTCACGGTGGCACGTATGCGAAAGTGTGGGCGTATGATCATCCGCGACTCGGACAAGAGTGGGTACGTACATCGCTCATTCTGCGTGACCTCGACGACGGTGGATTCGAGACGATGAACACCATCTACAAACCCGTTACCCGAAGCGCCGAAGCATGACCGACCTTCCTCTTCACCTGCGCCATCGTGCCACTGACGTCTATTACAATCCGCCACAGAGCGCTGTAGACGCCGGTGTGGTGAAGCGTAAATCGTTCCCGCTGACAAGCATGAACGACGCTGTTGCGTACGCTACAGAATGCAACAGCCGCATCGACGAATGGCGAACAGAAATAAAACACATCACCGGATTGCAGAAGGACGGCAAAGTCAAAGATGTTATCTTTGCCTATCTGCACAGTGTCGACTTCACGAAGCTGACCAACATCACAAAGCGTCAATATAAAATCGCCATCGAAGCATGGCGCAATGTACGTGTCGCAGGATTGGCGTTACAGCATCACAAGCTGTCCACGTTGGAAACGCCCATGATACAGCGCATGTACGACGAAGAGACGCGCAGGACGACGACACACACTGCCAACTACAACATGACGGTGTATCGCGTCGTCCTCAACTATGCTATTCGTTGTGGATACACCCGACACAACCCGTTTGAGAAAGTGCGTAAACAAACGGTGAAGAAGCGCAAAGTAATGTGGGAGCGCACCAATGTGCTTGCATTCCTCAACACTGCATTCAGCCGTTGGCAATGGCGCAATGCCGGACTTATTTTCTACATGATTTATGAGTGGGGTCAGCGTGTCAGCGACGTTCTCAAGCTTAAATGGGAGAACATCGACTTCGACACCAACACCGTCACGATCATGCAGAGTAAGCGCGGCGCAACAGTGAAGTTGCCAATCTCGCCGGGACTTGCTACAATGTTGCTGTCGCAGAAGAAAGACTTCATGTTGTCCGACTACGTCGCTCCGCAGATGGTGCGTCGTCAAGGCAAGTTCGTACCATACAGCATTTGTACGATAAATAATTATGCTGCTGACATCATGCAGGAAGCAAAGCTCGACAGAGCCTTGCAGCTTCGCGACCTGCGTCGCACCGCTATCACCGAGACCATTGAGAATGGTGGAGACTTGTTGACGGTGATGCAGATGAGTGGGCATCAGCATGCTGCGTCAGTGACCCCTTACTTCGTTCACACCCGCAAGGGTGCTGCGAAGGCGCAAGAGATAAGGCAGTTTCCTCAACAACTTATTGAGCAACAGACGATGTTGCAAAGGAGTGCGAGATGATTGAGAGAGCACTGGAGCTACTGCTATGGGCAGTGTGCGATAGAGAAGAGATGTTAACTGAAGACGAACTTACGAATGCCATCATTGGCATTATTACATTGGCACAACTCGAAAGGGAACAGCGTGAACAAACAAGACTTTGATGATTATGAATATGACATGTTGCAGGATCTCATCTTGCTATGTCTACGGGGCATTGGAGTATTTCTTGTGTTGTTGTCATTATGGATGTGGATATCATGAACAATGAGCCTGTGATGTGGACGACGTTGCGCGGGAAAGAAGGACTTTTCCCTTTGTACACTCATCCGCCTGACGACACCGCCCTGCTGCGGCAGGCGTTGGAGGCGTTGGTGTTTGTGGACGGCGACTATGAAACCATCAAGGCGTTGCGTAAACGACTGGAAGGCAAGACGTGAGCGGCGACCACAACGCTCATCAGAAACCGACATCTTATTTGGACAACAAAATGAAAGCATACATTGGACGTTTCAAAAAGAGCGGAGATCGCAAAGTAGATATTCGTATCGACTACTGGGATACTTGGAACATGGATCATACGCTAACAATGATCATTGCTCCAATGCTTAAACAACTCAAAGCAACTAAGCATGGTGCTCCACTTGTAGACAATGAAGATGTACCGGAACATCTCCGCTCAACGGGTGAGACGTCGTCAGATGATCACATTGACGACAATCATTTTGCCCGATGGGATTGGATATTGGATGAAATGATTTGGACGTTCGAAGCAATCTTGGAAGGTGAATCAAAGTTTTATGATCACTCCGAAGTTGATGACAACGCAAGCCTCAGAGATCAGCTTAATCGAATGAAGGTTGACACTGAAGGCTTACAAGCAAACGAAGAACGCATTACAAAAGGTCTAAGGTTGTTTGGAAAATACTACCGTTCGTTATGGGATTGATATGAGCGGATGGCTTATCGCATTGACGGGCATCATCTATCTTTGGGTAGCGCTTGAACAGTTGTACAAAGGCAACACCGCAATGTTCATTTGCTATGCAGGCTATGCCTTTGCTAACATTGGACTCTACAGGATGGCATCATGAGTGAACTACGAAACGTAGTGATTAATGTTTTAGATTTTCTAGAGTTTGGCGGACGACGCAATGATCGTGTCTTCCACATTGACGCATTGAAGGAGGCTCTTCGAAATGATCAGACAGTTCAAACAACGGGTGAAGTCGATTGCAGACAATGTCAACATCTGGATCGAAAAAAGAATTGTTCAAGCGACGAGCCTTGCTCCGATGGAGACAAATTCTTGGCACAACCAGTGCTCCAACTCTATCGTTCAGATAGTAGTCAAGAAATGCAGCAATAGTATGTTTTGGTATCACCGAGAAATCGGCAGTGTTTTTATTGTCGAATCGGAAGACCAACAACATTTTTGGGTACGTGAACCTGATGAACACCGCTGCCTTAACTTCGTGATGAAGAAGGATGCAGAAGTTCTCTGATGAAACTCTCGAAACAAAGGAGAAAGAAAATGAAGCCTCGCAACCCTGTTGCACTCCCCGCTTCTGTGCGCGGCGGTGCCGGAAAACATCGAAACAAAAAGAAGGACGCAAAGAATGGCGTTTCTAAGAACGCACGTTTCGTGTGTTGAATGCGGCAGTAGTGATGCCCGATCTATTAATGTAGACGGCAGTAGCTACTGCTTTTCTTGTAACCACTTCACTCCGCCGGATGACGATGTCGTCATTCAATATTCGAAATCTTCAGCAAAGAAAGTGAACATGAATTTTAAAAGTCATTTCGACGACAACGACTCTCCTACCGTCAGCGCACGACGACTTACAAAAGCAACGGCTGAGCGCTTCGGTGTAACATCAGATAGCACCAATTATTATTTTCCGTATTACGACGACAACGGCACGCTTGTTGCCGCAAAAGTACGTAACAAACACGAGAAGAAATTTACCACTGAAGGCGACTGGAGCAAGTCGACGTTGTTTGGTCAACAGCTTTTCAACAGCGGCGGTAAGTACATCACCATCACCGAGGGCGAATTTGACACGCTAGCGGTCTTTCAAGCTACCGGCAGCAAATGGCCCTGCGTCAGCATCCGCAACGGTGCTACAGGGGCGTTGAAGGACTGCCGCGCAGCATACGAATGGCTCAACAGCTTCGAGAACATCGTCGTCTGTTTCGACAACGACGAACCGGGAAAGAAGGCAGCAAAAGAAGTTGCCGAACTCTTCGGCAGCAAAGCGAAGATATACAAGCATGATGTCGACATGAAGGACGCATGCGACTATGTTGCCGCAAATAAAGAAGCCATCTTCGTGCAACGTTGGTGGGGCGCTGAATCTTATATTCCAGACGGCATTGTCGCAGGAAATAACTTGTGGGATTTGGTGTCAACTCCTCCTGCTCCGGCACAATGCATGTACCCGTGGGATGGACTCAATGCGCTGACATATGGCATTCGCCACGGTGAGCTTGTCACGGTGACAGCCGGAAGCGGATTGGGTAAATCGCAATTGCTTCGTGAAATTGTTTGGCACTTGCTTTGCAACACTGAAGACAATATTGGCTTGATGTTTCTTGAAGAAGGCATCCGCAAGACGGGATTGTCCGTCATGTCGCTTGCTGCTAACAAGCCTTTGCATCTGCCTGACACGGTGGCAAGTGACGAAGAACGCAAGGATGCATTCGAACGCACACTCGGCACCGGGCGTGTATTCTTGTTCGATCATTTCGGCAGCACCAGTGTAGATAACATTGTCAATCGTGTTCGTTACATGGCGAAGGCGCTTAATTGCAAGTATGTGTTCGTCGATCACATATCGATCATCGTCTCCGCTCAGGAGAATGGTGACGAGCGCAAAGCCATCGACGAGATCATGACGAAGCTTCGCATGTTGGTGCAAGAAACAAACATCGCGTTGTTCGCTGTGTCACACTTGAAGCGACCCGATGGACGTGGTCACGAGGAAGGCGCAGCTACATCGCTTGCACAGCTTCGTGGCAGCGGATCTATCGCTCAGCTTAGCGACATTGTTCTCGGTGCAGAGCGCAACGGTCAGGAAGAAGACATGACCAAACGCAACACCACATACCTGCGTGTGTTGAAGAATCGCTACAGCGGCATGACCGGGCCTGCGTGTTCGTTGCTCTATACCAAAGAGACAGGACGTATGCTAGAATACACTCCGCCGCCCGATGACGACGAGGATGACGTGTTGTGATTACACCGTGTGTCAGTGTGTGCAAACTTGTTAACGGCATGTGCATCGCTTGTAAACGCACCGTCGAGGAAATAACTTGGTGGAGTAGATATTCTGAAGAAGATCGCCAACGCATCATGGAGAAACTAAATGAAAGAATTGTTAATAGATATCCTCAACTTCCTTCTCAACCTCTTTGATATCTTCCGCAGTATCTGATGGACTACATATACGATATTGAAACATATCCAAACTGCTTTAGCTTCATCGCAATAGCAGCCGACAAATCTGAGATCGTTACATATGAATGCTCTTCTAGAAAAAATGAAGTCGGAAATCTGTTTGCGTTTCTGGATCGTCTACGTAGCCAACAGCATCGAATGGTGGGTTTCAATAACATTGGCTTTGACTATCCTGTCATTCACGATATTCTGAGTGTTCGTGAGAAGGCTGTCACGGTGGGTGGCAAAGCTGTCGCTGTGCGTGCCTACAAGAAGGCAATGGAACTCATCAGGAGTGACGAGAAGTTTGAGCACATCATCCGCACTGCCGATGAACACGTGCCGCAGATTGATCTGTACAAAATCCATCACTTCGACAACAAAGCACGAGCCACTTCGTTGAAGATGCTTCAGTTTAATATGCGAAGCGACACCATCGAAGACTTGCCGTTTGAAGTCGGCACGCAGTTATCTGACGAGCAGATCGACACGCTGCTGTCGTACAACAAACACGACGTTATTCGTACCCTTGATTTCTACAACGAGAGCAAGAGCGCGATTAAGTTTCGTGAAGAATTGACGCAGAAGTATGGGCGTAACTTCCTCAATCACAACGACACAAAGATCGGCAAAGACTACTTCATCATGCGCCTTGAGGAAGAGTTGCCGGGTAGCTGCTACAGCTACGACAACAAGGGTCGACGCAGCATTAATCAGACGAAGCGTAAAAGCATCAATGTCAAGGAATGTCTCTTCGACTATTATGACTTTCATCGTCCTGAGTTTCAGGCTGTATACGATTGGTTTGCAAAGCAAAAGATCAGCGAAACAAAAGGCGTCTTCTCTGAGATTGACGAGTCCGATCTCGGTGATGTAGCGCAATACGCGCAGCTTTACACGAAGCGCAAGAAGTTTCCACGAGTGCCATCATTCGAAGACATTGACGACTTCAAGCAACAACACCCGCTCGGATGGGTGGAGAAGGTGGAGTTGAAGGCAAAGAAGAAAGGCGAAGCGCAGCACAGCCACTGGATGTGTTGGAACGAAGCTGACAACCTCAACGTCATCGTTGATGGATTTCGTTTCGACTTCGGCACTGGTGGCATCCACGGCAGTTTAGAGAACACCATCGTCGAAGCTGACGACGACAACATCATCATTGACGCTGACGTCTCATCGATGTATCCGAACATTGCTATTGCCAATCGCGTCTATCCGAAGCATCTGTCCGAGAAGTTTTGTGATATCTACGAGGACGTCTACAATCAGCGCAAGAGCTACGCTAAAGGCACTGCTGAGAACGCAATGTTGAAGCTTGCTTTGAATGGCGTGTATGGCGACAGCAACAACCAATACAGCCCCTTCTACGACCCGCAGTACACGATGAGCATCACCATCAATGGTCAGCTTAGCCTGTGCTATCTGGCTGAGCAGTTGCTCAAGATTCGTGGCTTAGAAATTATTCAGGTCAATACCGATGGCGTCACGGTGAAATGTCCAAAGAAATATCGCCGTTGGTACGACACTGCATGCAAACAATGGCAAGAGAACGTCGGGCTTGAGTTGGAGTTTGCCGAATATTCGAAGATGTTTATTCGCGACGTCAACAACTACATCGCTGTCTACACCAACGGCAAGACGAAACGCAAAGGCGCGTACCAGTATGAAGGACTCGGATGGCATCAGGATCAGGGTGGACTCATCATCCCCAAAGCTGCCGAAGCCCACATGCTTGACGGAACTGATATCGAATATTACATTCGTGCCAATGCCCATCGCACTCATGACTTCATGATGCGAACGAAGGTGCCTCGCAGCAGTCGCCTTGTGTTGGTGCAGGAAGACGGCACCGAAGTGCAGCAGCAAAATATTTGTCGCTACTACGCAAGCATCAACGGAGGCAAGCTCATCAAGATAATGCCTGCGTTGACGCCTGATGGCGAGGCTCGACGGATCGGAATCGATACCGATTATTTGCTGAAGACCTGCAACAATATGGAAGATTTTAGCAATGACATTGACTATAGCTACTACGTAGATGCAGCAAAGAAGTTGCTAATAAACAACACCGAGAATGAAGGTGTTGACCAAACCGAAGTGACGTATCTATAATGTGTCCTTCACCACGAAGCTGCACCGTGGTCAATTGTGTGGCAACTCTGAAAGGAAACTAAAATGGCGGAAACGCAAACTGTGAAACTTAAAGCCGACGTTATGTGGGCACAACTCGACAAGGTCAATGAAATGTCGGGCAAGTATCAGGTGAACCTGTGCAATCTCTCCGAAGCTGCTGTGCAGGCTCTGGAAGACATTGGCATCACCGTGGCAGAGAAGGAAGGACAGGGTCGCTTCATCACCTGCAAGTCGGCAAACCCCATCAAGGCATTCGATGCTGACGGTGACGAGATTGTCGGCGTCAAGGTTGGCAATGGCAGCAAGGCCAAAGCCATCATCAATCCCTACGAGTGGAAGTACAAGAACAAGAAGGGTGTGTCTCCGTCCCTTCGCAAGCTTGTCATCACCGAGTTGGTTGAGTACGGTGGTGGTGGTAAGACCGATATCGACGACGACGAAGTGTTGTAATGAAGGCACTGCTCGACGCAGATGTAATGGCGTATCGGGCAGCGGCTGCTTGTAAAGAAGAAAGCGTCAGCGCTGCGCTGTTCACCGTGGACAGCATTGTTGCTGACGCTTTGCTCTATTGTGATATCGATGATCGGTATTACGACAAGTGGCAGCTATACCTGACAGGCAGTAACAATTTCCGCAAAGACATCGCTGTAACGGTGCCATATAAGGGAAATCGTACAACGCCTAAGCCTGAACATCTTCCTGCTGTTCGTGATCATCTTGTGACACAGTGGAGTGCTGTCATCGTTGAAGGTCAAGAAGCTGACGATGCCATTGCGATTGAAGCAACAAAGCTTCAAGATCAATGCGTCATGGTGAGCATTGACAAAGACTTTCGACAAGTGCCGGGTCATCATTACAATTTCGTCAAGCATGAGCATTTCTTTGTTGCACCAGAAGATGGAATAAAGTTTTTGTATATGCAAATCTTGATGGGTGATTCGGCAGATAACATCGTCGGTGTTTATGGCATAGGCCCAAAGCGTGCGGAAGCGCTGTTGCAAGACTGCAACACTGAGCAAGAAATGTTTGACGTCTGCGTTAAGGCATTCGACAATGAAGATCGCGTCATCGAAAACGCGAAGCTCCTATATCTTCGAAGAAAGGAAGGTGAACTGTGGAAACCACCACATTTACGATTGGCGACTACATCAAAGAAACGCAAGAAAAAGAAATTGGAAGAAAGTTCGACAACGAAAAACCCCGATACGGATTGCTAAAGCCTACATCTCTTGAAGAGATGGTGAAGGTGCTAACGTACGGAGCAAAGAAGTACAGTGTCGATAACTGGAAGCTTGTGCCCGATCTTGAGAATCGCTACTTCGATGCAGCACAGCGTCATATCTGGGCGTTTCGACGTGGAGAAACACACGATCCCGAATCGGGACTACATCATCTTGCACACGCAATGTGCAGCCTGATGTTTATTCTTGAAACTAATTTGAATGAGGAACCACCCTTCTAAGTCTCGCAATGGCGGACAATGGACAGAAGCACGCTTTCGCAGCTTTGTTATCAGCGCACTGCGTGCTGCTTCTCGACGGTGGCCTGTCAAGTGGTCAGTGTTGAAGGCGGCATTGGTTGGCAAAACTGTAAATGCGAAAACGGGAAAGCTTGCTCAGCATTACAAATGCAACGAATGTAAGGCAAATTTCCCTGCTGCTGACGTGGTTGTTGATCACATCGATCCAGTTGTGGATACAATGAAGGGCTTCACGTCATGGGACGACTATGTCAATCGCATGTTCGTAGAAGCAGAGGGTCTTCAGGTGTTGTGCAAGCAATGCCATAAGACAAAGACTGACACCGAAAGAAAGGAACGTAAAAATGCCGTCAATAAATCTTGATGAAGAATCTCTCGACAAGTTGCTTCTTGAACATCTGAAGAAAAGTGCTTACACTTGTGCTCGCGAATCTAAGTGGCAGTTGCATCCGCAGGACAGGGAATTTAATGCAAAAATCTTCCCTGCTCTATTGACTGTAATTGAATATTTCAGCGCTCCTAAAGGGTATGAAGAATTTGTCAATGAATTGTTTACAACAATTGACAATGAAAATGATAACGATCTTGATGAGATTGAGTTTGATTTTGACGATGAGGACAAATAAATCATGGAAGTTAAACTGATTCGTGAAAACGAAGATGGTAGTGCAGACTATACTTTTGAAATGACTGATGAAGAGCGTCAGTCGCTGATGCGTTGGGCAATTATCGAAGGTCTAAAGCGCGGCATCGAAGAGGGTAGAAAACTTCAAGTTAAGGAACCCAATGAAAGTAACGACAGTCTGGACAACGCCTGACGCAGAGCGCATGATCGCGTATATGGCGCGAGTGTCCAATCCTGCAAATCAAGCCAACGAAAAGTATGTGCCGCTTATCAAATATCTGATTAAGCATAAGCACTGGTCACCTTTCGAAATGGTGAATGTCTGCATGGAGATCGAATGCACTCGCGATATTGCCCGACAGATCTTGCGCCATCGCAGCTTCAGCTTCCAAGAATTCAGTCAGCGCTATGCTGTTGCTGACGGCTATGAATTCACAGATGCTCGGCTACAAGACGAGAAGAACCGTCAGAACAGCTTGCCTGTTGAGGATCGCGAGCTTCTTCGTTTCTGGAACGAACAGCAACACGCTGTGATTAAAGCAGCAAAGACTGCTTACGAAAACGCGCTAAACAATGGCATTGCTAAAGAAGTCGCTCGAAAGGTGTTGCCAGAAGGCTTGACAACGAGTAAGATGTACATGAACGGCACGTTACGTAGTTGGCTGCATTACGTGGACATCCGTTGTGGCGTTGAGACACAGAAGGAACATCGCGACGTGGCGTTGCTGTGTGCTGAAGAGCTTTGGAAACACTTCCCCAATGTGATGGAAGCCACTGTTGAGCTATCGAAATGAAACTGGAGATGATCGATGAATAGACTTTGGAACAATGATGATGATCGCGTGAGGTATACATTTTCATATCAATCAGATGATCGTTCAATCGATACAACGATTCACATGAATGAGGATGAAGTTTGGGGCGAAGTGATCACTCACTTTCTCGATTTCCTTAGCGGCGTCTATGGATATGATATCAAGCAATTTGTAGACTATAAAAATAATCCAAATAATCTACCCGTTGAGCTTGTTGATACCGAAAACGAGTTTTGATTTTTGATATAACAGCAATTCCTCAGCGCCGACCAATGCGTCGGCGTTGTTGTCTCTAGCAAAGGAAAATATGGAAAACATCAGCACCCCTTGGTCAACTATCGGCTACATCACCTACAAGCGCACATACTCGCGTCGTCTGAACGAGCACGACGTCGGTTCCCCCACAGAAGAATTTGAAGACACCATCAATCGCGTCATCAACGCTTCTAATAATCAACTCGGTTGCAACTTCAACGAAGACGAACAAGCCCGTCTGCGTCGCTATATGCTGCAACTCAAAGGCACCGTAGCAGGTCGCTTCCTGTGGCAACTCGGCACTGACACCGTTGGTCGACTCGGCTTGTCGTCGCTGCAAAACTGCGCCTTCACCGTCGTTGACAAGCCCGTAGAGCCGTTCACGTGGGCTATGGATCTGTTGATGCTCGGTAGCGGCGTTGGCTACAACATTCAGCGCGAGAATGTGGACAAGCTGCCCCCGGTCAACGAAGACTTTAAGACGCCCACCCGTGTGGATACGGCTGATGCTGACTTCATCGTCCCCGACAGCCGTGAGGGTTGGGTTGCCCTGCTCGGCAAGACCCTTAAAGCCGCCTTCCTTGCCCACAAGAGCGGCAAGCAGACCTTCACCTACTCTACGCAGCTAATTCGCTCTAAAGGCGCTCCTATCAAGGGCTTTGGCGGCACCGCCAGTGGGCCTGAAGATTTGGTGTGGGGCATCAACGAGATCAGCAAGGTGTTGGAGAAGCGTGTCGGCAAGAAGATTCGTCCGATTGACGCACTCGACATGATGAATATTATTGGCGCTGTTGTTGTTGCCGGGAACGTGCGTCGCTCGGCACAGATTGCCATCGGTGATCCTGACGATGTCGAATATCTGTTGGCTAAGCGTTGGGACATGGGCAACATTCCTTCGTGGCGTGCCATGTCGAACAACAGCGTGGTCTGCAACGACGTGACCGACCTTCACGAGTTTTTCTGGGACGGATATGAAGGCAAAGGCGAGCCTTATGGCTTGATCAATCTGAAGCTTTCGCGCAAGATTGGTCTGCTCGGCGACACCCGCTATCCCGATCCGAAGGTGCAGGGCTACAACCCCTGTGCTGAACAGAGTCTTGCTGACAAGGAAACGTGCTGCCTTGCCGAAATTTTCCTGCCCAACATCACTTCATACGAAGAGTTTGTTGACGTAGCAAAGCTGCTCTATCGCATCAACAAGCATTCGCTTGCTCTGCCATGCCACCTGAAGGCGACGGAAGAAATTGTGCATGCCAACATGCGGATGGGCATTGGCGTCACTGGCGTGCTGCAATGCACCGACGAACAGAAGGGATGGCTGCGTCGCGCCTATGACGAACTGCGTGCCTTTGACAAGCAATACAGCGAGGCTAACGGATTCCCTGAGTCGGTGAAGCTGACGACTGTGAAGCCCTCTGGCACGCTGTCGCTGTTGCCCGGTGTCACTCCCGGCTGTCATCCTGCCTATGCTCGCTACATGATTCGTCGTATCCGCATCAGCAGCAATCACCCTCTGGTGCAAGTCTGCCGCGACCACGGCTATCACGTCGAGTATCAACAGAACTTTGACGGCAGCGAAGATCACAGCACGGTAGTGGTATCATTCCCGTTCCGTCATCCCGACAATGCGGTGTTGGCTAAGGACATGACGGCGCTTGATCAATTGGAAACGATTAAGTGGCTGCAAGAGAACTGGAGCGACAATAGCGTTAGCTGCACCGTCTATTATCGCAAGGAAGAACTGCCTGAGATTAGGAAGTATCTGAAGAAGTATTACAAAAATTCTCATAAGAGCTTGTCGTTCCTGTTACATAGCGAACATGGTTTCAAACAAGCACCACTTGAAGAAATTACAAAAGAGCAGTATGATGAGTTGGTGAATGCAACGAAACTCATTACGCGAGTCGAAGAGGCTAGCATTGGTCTTGACGATAGTGAGTGTGCAACCGGCGCATGTCCGATTCGTTAAAGTGAAGCAGCCGCTGTTGGAGAAATCCTTCAGCGGCTTTCTTTAGGAGGGAAAATAATGGAAGTTGTTATTCGACCACGTCTAGGCATTGGCCTTGACATTGAGCATAACGAAGAGATTTGTTATCGCGCAGAAGAAGAAAAAAGCGGTAAAGAAATGTTGCTTTGTTATGTCGGAATCTTGATTAAAGTGCCATTCCTGACGATCTATGTGGGTGATTTCATGGATCGAAGGGATATGATTGATGCTTGAGGTTGAAATAACTGACGCAATGATCAGTCGAGCGAGGAAGAAAGCCAAACAAATGGGGACGTTGAAGAACAGCATTACCTTCGGCATGGGAAATCTTGTTGGCTTTATTGGTGAGGAAGTGGCGGCACATGTGTTTAAGAATCATGGCAAAACCATTGACCACACCAATACCTACGACTACGATATGATTGTCAACAAGAAGCGCGTTGATGTGAAAACGAAGTCAACCTCTGTTGTCCCCCTACCGCATTACAGCAATAGCGTTGCAAACTTTAATACAAATCAAAAGTGTGATGTCTATGCTTTCGTGCGAGTAAAAAAAGACTTGACGACAGCTTGGTGGTGTGGTGTATACTCCAAAGACCAGTTCTTCAAAGACGCTGTGTTTATGAAGAAAGGGCAATTGGATGCTGACAACAAGTATGTTGTCAAAGCAGATTGTTACAATCTTCCGATATCACAACTGAAGGAAATGCTGTGAAGTTTTCTCTAAACAAAGAGTTCTTCATTTCTAAAGAATCAATGTTTGCCTTTGAGGAGGGCTACTATGCCTTTACTCGCGGATGGCTTGTATGCAAGTACAATCCTGAAACGCTTAAAGGCAAAGAATGGCAGCGTGGTTTCGATTGCGCCTATTTTGACAATCTAAAAAAGGTGCAATCAAATGCAGGAAGACAACACGCCTGAAGGCACCATCATCATAAAAGCAACGGATAATACGATGGACATGTATGTCAGCGAATCATTTACTAAGGCTGACGTAATGCAGATTTTGATTGAGGCACTTCATGCCATCGATGAAGTCGATGTCGAAATGGATGAGAAAATTCCACAAGGCGTATTGGGCGGCATCAATACGCTGCAATAGCCTCATTAGTTAAATGGCATAACATCGGCTTTGTAACCCGAGGTTGGCAGTTCGATTCTGTCATGAGGCACCAAAGAGAAAGCCCCTTTCGGGGCTTTTTCATTTGCGTCGTACAAGACCACCTCTATTGAATTTGTCGGTGAGTTCCAATAAATCGCTTCCGAGTCTGTTTTCAGGCTGTGCCATTTTAAGTATTTGATCAAGAGTGTAATTTTTACTTGATAGATTATTGCTTTCAAGAATTCCATTTAGTGATGCAAGCAAAGTATCAAAGTCTCGAACTTCTGGATCGCGATTGTCTGCACGCTTAACGAGTTCGTCAAGTTTTACATTTTGATATTTCTTACCCAACTTAGCTTTTGCATCTTCAATTTCGCTAAGATAAGTAGTCATCTGTCTTTTGAAATCAGATTCATTCATGCCGCGCTTTGCCAGATCAATAAGTTTACTGACATTATAAGCCTTTTCAGACATGCCAGAATCATCTAAAACTGCTCGCAAATCTTTTAGCATTTCTGAGCGATAGAATAGGCTCGACATGTCTTGTTCGTATTGTTCACCAATACCGCTACGGACATTGGAAATGCGTCCGAGTTTAGCTTCGTTTTGAAGATACTTACGAATAGTATCGTAAGTCTGCACTGCCAACTTCTTATCGAAGGGTTTATTATATCGATTTGCATCGATATTATTTATCTCATCCTGTAGTTTAAGTTTTTCCTCACGAATCTTTTGATAAACATCGCGCTTTTGTTGAAGTTCGTCAACATTCTTTGACATCTTCATCTTGTCAGATTCGATGAATGCTGATTCTGTTTCATAGAAGCCGGAAGAACGAGGCAGACGCAGAGCGCGAACACCCGTTGGCGATCCTGTAATCGTTCGCGCAGTAGCATCCAAGTCTTTGCCTTTGTATTCGCTCGGCTTCATGTTCACACGAGTGAAGACGTAGTCTGCGTAAGGCATCTTCGTTTCAAGAATGTTTTCTGCACCGCCGCCAAATCCCGTCGAGGGATTGAAGTTGAGAGCAATATCGGTTGTCATTGACGTAGCGCCAGTGTTAAGTTCTTGCTGTGCAGTGCGCTTCGACAATGACGGGCGACGAAAGCCCTCTCTTTCAATAGACGCAATTTTCTCTCTTGATCCCCCATGATAAATAGTGATATCGGGAGTATCGGCATATCGCTTCTTTAAAACATCATATTCTTTTTGCTTTTCGTTCATCAAATCAACAATGCGCTTGTTGTCCTTGCGAATAATCGGATCATATTCGTAGCCATATTTATGTCTAAATTCACCTAATGCAATTTCTAACACCGGCTCATCGAATCCCTGCGCCTGTCGCATTGATAACAATTCTTTATAATTCTGCTCACGAAGCTGTCGAATATCCTCAAGAATCTGATTTACTTTTGAGCCAAGCATCGATTTACTACTTCCAAGCTTTCCACTAAAAATACTCTTTGTACGCTCTATCGGCGGAGCAATTTCTTCTTCACCAGTAAATTCAACAGGCTTCTGAGCCTTGGCAGCTTCTACTTCGGCAACAGCTTCATCAATGGTTTTAGCCTTTGACTGATAATTGTATGGCAACTCATATGTCTCATCTTTGTTGCCAAACATCTTGATGGCTTTCTTTTGAAGCTCATCGGCAAACTTTTGCTCATTACCCTTCAGCTTAGTAAATAGGCTTTCCATTGCAAAGCTGTCTTGCAACGCCTTCTCTGCCTCAAGATATTGTTTGTCGGTAAAGGCTTTATTAGGGAAGTTGTAGAACGGAACCTGTTCGAATTCATCAGCCTGTGCAGCAATGCCTTCCTGCTTAGCCATCTTTTCAGCCAACGACAAGACAATGCCCTGCTCAGGCTCTTCAGCGGCAGCGGTAGGGGTCGGGGTAGGCTCAGCCTCTTTTAGCGCCTTAGAAGGCGTTTTAGGCTTAACCAGAGACAGTTTGGGAGGCGCAGCAGCGACGGTTTCCTCAGCCGCCTGCTCAGACAGCGACAAAGCAGCTTTTGGGGCAGCTTTGGTGACGGCTTTGCTTGCGAGTTTACTGATAAATCCCATAATTATCTTCCAAAGAGTTGACTCATCTGTTGTACCACGCCGCCACCCATGAACTTCACGTTGCCGAAATCAGAATATTCTGGCAACTTATCATAGGCTTTGTCTTCCTCCATCGTCTTGCCACCGTGGTCGCGAGCATATCGTTGATTGACGATTTTCTTTTCTTCGCTAGATAGGCGCAGATAACGAATTCGATTAAGCTTCTCAGGTTGTTTCTCAGCAAATTGGCCCTCAGCTTGATCTTTGGCAATTTTAACAGCTTCGCGAATAGCGTTGTCGATCAGCGCTTTCTTTTCTTCGCTTGTGCCTTCTTTGTAGTCAGGACGACGAATTACGCTATTAACAAAATCGAGTGCAAATTTGTTCGTATTTTCAATATACAGACGATCAAACTCTTTTTCGCCACTGGGCCGACCATACACTTTGTACAGGTCTGTGCTGTGCTTGATGATTTCTTTCTCAGCCTCAGAGCGCTGCGGAATGGTGCGGAAACCAACGAGTCGATTGAAGAATTCGCCTTCCTTTGACGGTGTCGGCTGTTCTTTGAAACGAACGACAGCAGGCGGCAGTTCTTCTTTGACGACAGGCAACTTCGCCTGTACGCGCTGTGCAGCAGCTTCAGCTACACGACCACCCGTTGTTTCAGCCGTCAACACATTCGGATCGCGTGCCATAGCCGCTTCGTCGCCACGAATCAAATCCATCATGTCGAAGATTTGCTTTGTCACGAACGGCTGCGTAAAACGACCCATGAAGTCACCGGCAATTTTTCCGAGTCCTTCAAGGAAAGCATCGCCCTTTTCGTCGCTCTCAATCAGATCCTGAATGGTTTGCAGGAAGCTGTGCTGAGTACCGGCAGGCATTTTGAAGCCGAGAATGTTTTCCACAATCTCTTTCTTCGGTGCGCTTCCGGTGCCGCCTTCAACGTCACGAGCAAGCCAATCTGCCAATCCGAGATAGGGTGCAAGCGGGAAGATGGATTTGACGTCAAGTACGCCACCATCAACCTTGATTTCGCTCCAATTGATATCGGGATTGTTCTTCCGATAGTCATAGGCGGCAGCGAGCATGCCGAGTCCGACAGTGGCTTGAATAGCCTTTGTAGCACCTTCACGCGCCACCATCTCAGCCTTGTCAAGTTGACCGGCAGCACGCAGCTTAGCCGCTTGAGCGACATATTCTGTAGCGCCAACAAAACCCAACGGGCTATACTTGTATTGGAAGGCAATGGCGTTTGTAACGAATCGCGGGAACGGGATTGCTAACGACATGCCGGGGGCTTCCGAGACACGAACAAACTGTGCCCCCACCTTTTCGAATGCGTCTTCGAATGCCGAGAACGACTTGGCATACATCTGAGGCGTATACGAGAAGGTGTCTTTAAACGAATCGTCGAGCGCTTTCTTCAGCACCGACGTGGGAATGTCCTTATTCTGCGCTAGTACATCTTTGTACAGATCAACGCCAACACGACGTAGTTCTCGCTCCAGTGAGGCAGCAAACGATGCGCGACGGTACATGCCGTCCATTGCATTGTTGAGAGTTTGTGACCAACGAGCAAGCTTACTGACATTTTCAAGCTCCGTGTCTTGTGTTGCCGTAGAGATGCGGCTGAGCAACGACGGATTGTTTTGCAACACCGTTTCAGTAACGTCTTCTGCCAATCCGTTCTTACGCATGTAGTAGAACGTGCCGAGTGCATCCTTGAACGAATCACCCATCGTCTTACGCAGCACCGTCAGCTTTTCGCCATCGGCTGCGCTGAGCGCTGTTCCGACGCTGTAGCGAATGCCTTCAAGCATTTGCACGCCGGTCTTCATCGAAACGCCAATGGTGTTACCGACGATGTTACGTGCCAGAGTATCGATACCGGACGTGATGATGGCTTTGGATTCGCGTTCGACTCGCTGAATGCCTTGACCAAATTTAGTTAGCGCACTAACCTGATCGCCATCAACGCCATAAAGATCCTTCATCTGCTTATCAAACGTAGGATCAATTTGACGCAGACGATTGAGCGCACGAGCGGCAACGGAATAGCTCTGCAAAATCTTACCGGCTTCAGACGCTGTCGTCTTTGTCATCGCCGCAAACTGATCGGGACGAAGACCAACTTGGTTGATAGCAGCCTCAAGCGCTGTGTCGTCAATCTTGTCCAACTGCGATAGCGTGCGATAGACGGCATCGCTAACCTGCTCCTTCGCAGGGTTGAAACCAAACTGCGTCGGGTTATCCTTCATCAACTGCAAAGCCATCCGCACAGCAGTTTTGCTGTACGCTTCCTGTACTTTGCTGTCGGTGACAGCCGTTGCCGGATCTACCTGTTCCAACAGAGCCTTACCGTATGCTTTTACATATTGCGAATGTACGTCTTCGAAGTCGCGTGTCATTGCATTGGCAATGTTCTGTTCAACTTCGGTGAGTGGTGCAGCCGGATTTGCCGTGGTAATCTTGCGGTCAACAAGCTCTTCGCCAATGCGTTCACCACGCTCTTTGATCGTCGGAGCCTTTGCGGTTTTAGCAGAGGCAGCACCGCTGACAACACCACCCAGTGTAGATGCGAACAGGGTGCGAGCAACGCTATACTCGGGCACTTCGTCACCCATGATGCGTGCGGTTTCTTGTTCAGCACGCTGTGATGTAAGATCGGCGGCACCGGCAACAGCAGCTTCAGTGGCAGCAGATGCGCCAACTTCCGCACGCTTTGCCAAACGAGATCCGGCCTGTTTTTGTGCAGCACGAGTGACGGCATCTTCAGCAAGATTTTTACGAACTTGACGAACAACTCCGGCAGATGCCAGTTTACCGGCACCAAGAAAACCAAAATAGTTCACCGGATCGGTAACCATTGCTTTTGCAATATCCCATGTCGCACGCCATTGGTTTGGCGCATCACCGGCACGCGCATACAAATCGCGACCAAGAGCAATGTTCTGTGCAACTTCCTTGCCGGAATTCTTCATGGCAAGAAGTTCTGGAATGGTGCCAATCAGAGTATTGAATTCAGCAAATCGGCGTTGACTGTAGAAACGATTAACGAAGTCTTCGCGAGTTTCTCTATCGGGATTAAATACAGGCTCACCAACTGCTTTCATGTAACTATTGGCTAGATTGAAAGTGTCGCGATCATTAACGATTTGTTCAAACGGAATTTGCTGAGCCTTCTGTTCTGCTCTAATTTTTTCAACGTTTTGTTGACGAGCTTTGGCTTGTGGGAAAACACCAAAAGCAGCACCGCCAGTGCCTTCAATGGGAGCCGCACCAGTAGGTGCGATAAAACCCATCTCGCTATATTTTTTACGAATGATATCAGCTTCTGCCCGAATTTCTTCAATGGTGGCAGGCGGCTTTTGTGTTGCTCTTTCAAGCGGAGAAAGTGGAACAAATTTTGCGGCAGGTGCTTGCGGAGTTTCAGCCTCTAACGGAACAAAGCGCAGGGGTTGAGTCTGCGCCTTGTCTTGCTCCGTAGTTGCCTCAGAAAGAGGAACGAAACGCATTAGTCTTCCTTATTCAACGGCATAGCCAATTAGCTCGCCTTTGCTGTTATACACTGCATACCCCTTGCCCTGAACGTATTCGCCAACTGTTGAACCGGCAGGAGCATTCGTCACAGATATAGGCTTAGGTGGGACAGCGGCAGGCTTAGCACCGCCCTGCCCCGCTCGACCTGTCCCCGCAGCAGGAGCGGATGCTGCTGTTGATGCAGGAATTGGTGTGGCAGCAGCGGATGCCGCAGATTGCTTAGGTTGAGCACGACGCTCACCGGCAGTGGGAGGTGGTGCAGGCATCGGAGGTGCTTCAGACAATACCGGACGACCATCACCGTCCAACTTGATACCAAATGTCTGCAAGGCAGATTCAATCTTACGATCTGTCACTCTACCATCCTGTGTCATGTACGGACGAAGTGCTGCAACAACGCCTTCCTGCTCACGACGAATCAGTCGCTTTTGCATGTCGGGATCGGTGCCAGAATATGCCATAGAAGTGCTGCCGTCTGCGTTAGTCACAAACGACAGTTGTTTTGAAATTGCGCTTGCGCCATATGTGCTGCGAACAGCGTTAGCACCGGCAGTACGACCAATGCTAACCAACGAGTTTGTCGTCGGGATCTTTTCGTCTTGCTTACCGGCAGCTTCTTGACGACGCTTGTAGTCGTTATATTCGCGCAGATATCCTTCAGCCCACTTCTTATCTTGCTCGCTGACATTAGTCATCGACTTATCGAACATGATGGCTTGAGCACGCGACAGCTTTTTCGCGTGATCCATCTGATCTTCCGTCATGTTGGATGTTGTTACACGATAGGAATCGACACGATTCTTTGCGTCTGTGGCTTGCTTACTATTTGCGCCAAACTGATCAACAGCATCGGCATAAGCCGTTTCGAAACGCTCAAGCTTTTGCTTCCACGTAGCCTTGTCTTCTTTTTCCAATGCTTTATAATTAATAGTCGCAACAGGTTCCGGTCTTTTTACACGAGCGCCAGACTCGGCACGAGCAACATCCTCCAGTGTCATACCACGCATGGAAGCAAACTGTTCAAAGCGACGTTGTTCTTGAGTCTGTGAAGGAGCAAAAAGGGAGCCGCCTTCGGGTTGCAAAAGCTTTGCAGGCTCGCCACCTTTGGGACGAGCAGTGACGCTAGCAATCAATTCGTCCGGATTTTTGTAAAGAAGTTTATCTTTATTAACAGTAATTAGTTCTGTGGCATCTACTGGAATGCGAGAATCGCGTGCTTTCTTCAATGCCTCAAACGCCACTGGCGAAGTCAAATACGCAACCTGTAGTTGCGGATCACTAACATTCATTTGAGAAAGTTGATCTTTACGAAGACGCAATTCTTCAATCAGCGCTTTCTCTTCTTCTTCTTGTCGTTGCTTCATGATCGACGCACGCTCAATGCGACCCTGCAAAGCAGCAGCAGAGAACTTACGCTCTTCTTCAATACGAGTTGTAATGCCCTCGGCAGCGCCGGCAGCAAATCCGGCAAGACTAAAGCCCATTATTTCTTCCTCCGAGTAACGATGCCACCAACTTCTTCCTTGACATCAGCCATCTTTGTTACAGATTCTTCTACGACCTTTCGTACAAGATCGATAGGCATCGCACGTTGACTGTCGACATCGTCCTGATCAATGACATATTTGATATCATGAATCTCAGCCAACGCAATCATCAACTCAACCAATATTGGTTTTACAAGCATTGCAGTATCAATGCTATGTAGTCCCTGCATTACACCAAGCTTGGTCAAACCGTCAGCAATAGTAAGCAACGGGATGTCGCGCTCAATGGAAGCGATGAGGTTTTTCATCATCTCAGACTCAGTAAATCGATCAGAATAGTAATCGACTACTTCGTCAATAGTGACATACTGTGGAGGTTGTTCCCAAGGCGCGTTGCCGAGTTCGCCGGTCAATGAGATGCCGGGAATCGGTTGATGCATAAAATTAGGCTCCATTTTTTGCCTTCACTTTCTGTGCAGTTTTACGAATTGTAGCAACATATGTGGCAATAATGTCAACGTAATCGCTATCCACGTCAATATTTTCTTTATCTTTTCGAGACATGATGCCTGTTGAAGACTTCGTCGGTTTACGATTCATGTTACTAATGCGCTCTTCAACTTGTGCCATGAACTTTTTGTAATTCTGCATATTACGCCTTTAACCTTTAAACGGGTTGAAAATATCGATGATGCTCTTACCGATTTCTTTTCCAATATCAATCAATGTATCGCCTGCCTTAGTTCCAAGGAATGATGCAAACGCTTGTCCAAGAGCAGCACTTGTTTTTGCATCAATTGCTTCACGATTAACGGTGGCTTGTAATACCGCCGTTGCCATTTCAGCAGCGCGATCCTCCTGCCGCTCATAGCTATCAAACACCATCTTCACCTGATCGCGATAAAGCTGCACTTCGTTGTTATATTGCGACATCGTCATGTTGTTCATGGCGCGAGCATTTTCGAAGTTGGCAGCATTTGTCGCAGCCGTATTTGACAGGCTGATTTGAGCCAACAACTGCGCGTTAGCCTGATCGATGATGGTGCGGTTCTTGACGTTAAACTCTTCGCGCTGAGCTTTCATTTGGCTGTTAAATTGAGCCAAAGCATTCGCCTGTCCCGCATTGAATTGCTCCATCGCATTCTTTTGCAGCGCGTTAAATTGCGATACTTGTGTTGTAATCTGAGAATTAAACTGATCAGCCTGTTGTTGATTCGACGCATTAAACTGACGAGCAGAATTTTCAGCAGCAGCATCGGACATAATTGACTGCGTCAATTCCTGCGCCTTGAACAGAGCAACCTGTTGTTGATTGCTCATGTTCGCCATCGACATCTGCAAGAAGTTCTGAGCATTGGCAACGAGGGATTGTTGGCGTGCGCTCAAGTTAGCCGTCTGCATGTTGGCAATAGTGGCAGCATTCGCCATCACCGTTGCCTGTCGATTGCTCAGATTGGCAAGATCGACGCTCTGTGCAAGACGTGCATTCTCCAAATACACCTGTTGCTCGGCGCTGAAGTTCATGTTGGCAATGTCAGCAATCTTTGCTGCATTCAACACACGGGTTTGGAACGACTGATCAAACTCTTGTCCGAGGAACTGAGCACGCTGTTGTGCAGCCAACACAGCGACTTGTTGACGATTGGATAGATTCTGCGCTTCCATTTGCTGATACGCAGCAGCGTCGGCAGCAGCAATCGGAATAGCAGATTCAAACGTAGCCTGAATGATGGCTTGTCCTGCCATGCTAGAGGCACCAAGACCACGCGCAGCCAACATAGACGTTGCAGCGCGAACAGCACCTGCTGCCCACGCAGGAGGATTGCGAGTATCGAAGTCAGCAGTGAGCTTAGCAAGCTGACCCTGCACCGTCATCTCTTCCGTAACCCTGCCCTGTGCCGCTTGTGTTTGTGCTATGGCTTGTTCAACGCGCTGTTGATCAACAGTGGGGCCGGTAACAAGTTCGCCTTCTTGCAGACGACGTTGTGCAAGCTGAACCTGCTGAGCTTTATCAAGCTGTTGAGCCTGTGCCATAGCCGCTTGCATCTGCTCAGGCGTAAGCTGTGCAGCCTCAATGACCGGCGCTGTGCCGGTGAACGGTGCCAAAGGAGCAAGCGCTTCCATGACAGCGCCAGTTGTTTTGACGGCAGTAACCGGCGTAGTGCGTACAGGCGCAGGAGCGGCAACAGGCGGAGCAGCCTGTGCTGTTGTGACCTGTGCAGTTGGTGCAGCACCGGCAGTATATTGTGACGAATCAAGCGTCATCCCCGGAGTGATTGCGGTTTGTGCCGCTGTTACTTGCGCCACTGTACCGGGCTGCGGAACTCCTGTCGGGCCATAAGACGTTGGGGCAACGACTTTCGGTTTACCCCGAGTGTCTTCAATGTTATTATCACGAATAAAATCAGCTACGTTCTGTGCGCTAAACGACTTGCCATATTGTGAGTTTGCCATATCAGCGATTTGCTGATTAGACATATTTCCGGCAATACCAGATCTAACAAGAGACAATGCCGCGCCTTGCTGATCATTAACAATCTTTTGTTGTTCCGCAAGTTGCTGAGCAGTCGGTGTTGCGCGTTGCGTCGGATCAGGATTGGTTTTATTCTTATATTCTGGAGAATTCAGAAGTTGTTGGCGAATCTGATCGGCAGAAAAATTTGACTTCTTATAAAATTCCAATCCGCCTGCGTCTGCCTCTCGACCCAGTACGCTGCGATAAAGACCACGGATGTCTTCGTCGGAAGCGGTATTGAATTTTGCAAATGATTGAGCGCGACGCGCTTCAGCAATTCGTTGCAGAGCCTGCCAGTTTTCGTCGGTTTGTTGTCCCGCAGCAGTTCGGATATCGGTATCGCTATAGCCTTGACCAAGATATTGATTATACAGATCAGCCTTTTGATCGGGTGTATATGAGCCAATATCAGAGGGCAGTGTCAAACCACCGGCTTGATATTTCTTCACCATGCCGCCCTTTTCCATGTATTTATCAGCAATCATGCCGTACTTCATGGACAACGCAGGCGAGCTTTGCAAAAACTCATCAAAGCCCTGCATGGGGCCGTCGTAGCCAAGCTTACGGGCTACGATCTCTTTTTGCTTAGCAGTAAATTCTTTACTCATGTTGTTCTCGGTGAAGTAAGTGCATCATTGATGTAGGGCATTAGCGACGGATTATCTCTCAGAAGAGCAATGAGTCCGGCAACTACGCAAAACACTTGTCGTTCTGTCATCTCAAGTTGAAAGATTTCATCGATGACGTGAACAGCTTCGTGAATCAGTGTATCACATTCTAGAAGCTTTTGTTGCCCCGCCCTAAGAGAAATGACACTTGTTTCAAAGTCTACACCACCGTCTTGGTCTTCATATTCTTGTAGCTTTACAACATCGTATTCGCGACCTATGATCTTCAAGACTGTTGGTGTATTCATGTCTTATCCCTTTTGAACTTCTTTATATATCTGATAAACCTTGTGACCAATCATAATGACGGTATAGATGAGTGTCGCCCAAACAAGAATCTCTGAAACCGGATAACCGGCAAGTGTGGCAATCGACACTGTTGCAGGTGGCGCAGCCTTAGCTGCAATCATTGCTCCAGATTCGGTGGCTTGTTGGGCGGTTTCCATAGTCATTTTAATAGCTCTGCTTCTGCTTGTCTTCGCAGTGTTAGTCCCCTCAAGACTCTACCTGCGGCTTTATTCCACTTAACTATCTCTTCTTGGGCGCCTGCCCAATCCTCGGCATCAACACGTTTTTTAAGCGTACTAATCCGATAATTGCCAAGGCCACAGTTATATGCGAAAGAGATGATTGCGGCAAGGCGACGAGGGGGTTGTTTTGCCAAAATTGGCGAAAGTTTCAACACTCCCGTAGCAAAATGTATTAAATGAGCGTCTAATTCTTGTTGTGCTTTTTGTTCTGTCCAGACAGTGCCGGGAACAATATCAGGGCCGGTACAGCCCCATCCAATCGTCCAAGGATGTCCACCCGTCCCGGGATCGGGATAGGCTGTACAGTCGCCATTGGGAAGACGCTTGGCATAGCCCTCAAAGGGCTTTACCAACATATCTCCCGCAATTTTGATGGCTTCTTTCATTGCTTATTATATTTTTCGATGGAGCGACCAACGAACCAAAACGTCAAACACATGTTTAGCATGGCAAAGTCATCCACATCCCACGACTGACGCAAAATCTCAGCCCAATGTCCGCCTGTCTGCATTGCTAATATAATTGCAGCAATCTTCACTGCGGCATACATAAAAAATAATGCCCATGTAATACCGGGACGAACAAGTGCGGATACTGCGGCAACAAACCATCCGGCTTCTTTAGCGGTTCGTGATTGTTCTTTAAATGCTTCTTTAATGGTATCAAGCTGTTGAATAGAATAATCAACATAACGCTCTTCCATCTTGAATTCGCCACGCATTTTCTCCAGATCCGTCTGAAGACTAAACATAGCCAACTCATGCTTGCGCTCGCTGCCCTTGTCAAGAAACTTCAACACTTCAGGGGCAAGTCGAAACAAGCCGCCAAAGATACTACCGAGTAAACCACCACCTAGCAATTCAAACATATCAAGCTCCTAAAGCAATAAAGAACAACAAAGCGCCGATGCCACCGACACCCAGTGACACATAAAACAAAGCCATCATCACTGCCAAAATTGCAGCAGACGACAACACAATGGCAAGCTGTAGCGCCATAGCCGAGTATGAGAACCAAGGCGACTTAACCTTGGCAGCGTCTCTAACAGCCTCTGCTGCGCGTGCCTTAGCCTCAATTTCTTCCATGTCGCTACGCAGACGAACTACTTCGTCTTTAGAGCCTGCAACTTCATGGATGGTGGCTCTAACGTTCTTGGTGCCGTACCACGTCCACAGGTTGTTAGCGGCTATGGTGTTATTAAGTACAGCAGATGAGTTTCGTCCGGCAAAGTAATTTGTAATAGCAAGGCATAAAGCAAAGATGCTAATGCTAATCGCAGCAAGTGCTTTGACATACGCTTCCTTTTCAGAGCGAGTAGCGTTTACAGGGGGCTTTTTAAAACTCATCGTTGCACGCTGTCGATAATATAGTAACCAACAGCCACAACTGCTGTTAACAAAAACGCAATGGCTGTGCCATATTTAACGTTAAGCATAAATGCCTGCTGTCGAAGACGATGCTCGCGTTCTTTCTTCTCACGCTCTTTCTTGAGGCGAATACGCTCCATAATCATTTCGTTATAAACGTTCTCGCCATAGTGAGCGATGATCAAAATCTTCAACTCATACTCTTGCTTTATAAGCGCTTGCTTATGCATTGTGATTTGTAGAGCTTCTTGCTCTACGCTATCATCGTGCAGCAGACGCTTAAAAACGGATTGCCTTTTATTGGCTTTCTCAGTGGCAAGGCGATTGAAGTCACCAAAGGCTCCATACCATTTGCCAATTTGACCGGCAACGTCCTGTATCTCGCGACCCGTAGCTACAAGCTTTTTGACGGCACCGAAGGCGGCATTAGCCGCCGACACTGCTGCAAGGATGCCGGTGATTGGTTCCATTTATTGCTTATCTACCATAGGAAATACTAGCCGCACCCGGTGTTGAATAACTGTAATCGCCATTGCTATATCCAATGTTGACGGTGATATTCGCGTTTGCCGATGGATAAGCTGTCCCTGATGTTGCAGACTGACTTCCGTTATATCCAGAACCTGTAGAGTCAGATCCCCATCCGGGAATGTTGATGGTTGACGCTGTGCCGGGCATGGGGCCTTGTGCGGCAGAACCACTAGCTACTGCTTGATATGAACTGGGCGACACGACAAACCATCCAACGTGCTGATTGCTATTCCATCCGGGGCCACTATTCTGTGTATATACATAATAATATTCATGACTGCCCTGTTGGAAATTGCTCCAACCGTATTGAAGATTACCATACATATAATTCCAGTTTTCATCATAAGTCCACCAACTAAGCCATTCATATTGGCGATGATACTGCCACTCATAGTAAAAACCAAAAGGAGGATTATAAATAATGCTAGGCCCCCACCAGTCAAGACTTGCAGGATACATAGTCGTATATGTTCTTGTATCTGGCTTAGAAGTGGCTCCGCCATTACTCCAAAGCTGATATACAATAGAAGTAATACCACTTGGCACTGTGAAACTAGTACTTCCGCCACCATTGCCCGGGTTATAAGTCCAATATCCAGCGAGCGCCGTGTCGGTATTGCTCCATTCACCGGGGCCTGCGGCATTTACAGCGCGTACACGAAACGTCTTTTCAGTATTATTTGAAAGACTTACTACCTCACCACTAGACGATATTACCTGAAATGAGTTATCAGTTACATTCTGAACGTGATACGCAGTAATTGGTGCTCCACCATTATCGACCGGAGGTGTAAAGCTAACAGTAGCACCACCTGCTCCATCCGCCCTTGTGCGTCCAGTTGCTGAAAAGTTAACGGGCGCTCCCGGAGGAACGAGTCGTGCGGCGCGACCAAGGCCACGAACAGACCCGGCACCAAAGGTTGTCATTAGAGGCATGATTGTTTCTTACCCAGTTGATAACTATTTACTATAAGCAATTACAGCATATCCCGGAGTAGAATAGCTATAATCGCCCTGCGTATAACCAACAGTAACGGTTACGTTTGCTCCAGAACTAGGATAAGCGGTTCCTGTTGTTGAACCCTGAGAGCCATTATAACCCTGTCCACTACTATCAGAACCCCAACCCGGGACACTAATTGTAGTTGCGGTGCCATAGGACGGGCCAGCAGCAGGAGATCCACCAACTTGCTGTTGAATGTTCGTATAACCATAGACGGAAATCTCACCTCTATAGGTGCCATAGCTCGGGGAATACTCCATTAGTCGATAATACTCTATACCACCCCCACTGGCATTACCAAACCAGTATTCTGTGTATCCGTAATGATATCCCCATTGATCGTCATAGCACCACCAATATTGACTATCAAATGATCGATGATACTGCTGCGTGAGATTCGGAAGAAACAGACTTTCATGTCCCGGCATTCTATTAAATTGACCGTACCAATATAAATCGGTTTGCCAGTAATTTGCATAAACCCGTGTATCAGGCTTAGAAGTAGCTCCGCCATTACCAAAAAGCTGATAACTTAATATTGAAACGCCACTTGGTACAGTAAATGTTGTAGAACCACCACCGTTGCCCGGATTATAAGTCCAATATCCCGCGAGAGCAGTATCTGTATTACTCCATGCACTAGGGCCGGCTGCGTTTACTGCACGAATTCGAAACGTATGCTCAACGTTATTGCTAAGAGAAATAAGTTGACCAGACGAGTATACTTGCTGCACTGAACCAGTATTAGAATTTTCTAATTCGTAATACAGAATGGGTGCGCCTCCGTTATCAACGGGTGCTGTGAAAAATACGTTAGCGCCACCATCTCCATTTAGTCGTGCTCTACCAGTTGCCGTGAAGCTAGTAGGCACCCCCGGAGGAACGAGCCTAGCCGCACGCCCAAGGCCGCGAACTGAGCCTGCGCCAAATGTTGTCATCAGCGGCATGATGACTTACTCCGGTTGCAATGCAGCTTGATTGGCTGTGATAAGAGCGTTAGCACGACCAATCCATTCTCCGAAGATAAGATTGTCGGCAACAGCGGCAACTACACGAGGAAGATTGGCTCGCATAATCTTGGGCCAATGTTCTTCAGGAACTTGCGAAGGACGAGCCTCAAGATGTGCGATCAATGATTGCATGCCCAAACGATCAAGAGCACGTTTCTGATCATCTGTCAGAATATCAGCGGGGGTTTGTGCGTCGGGATAAGGATGTGATGTAGTCATGCTAATTTCCTATTGATTAAGCGAAGCGTGTTTGAGCGCCAAGGGCAGTGAAAGTAGCATTAGCCGTCTTGATAACAGTGATCGAATAAACGTCGATGCTATTAGCGTTGCCAGATGACGGAGTATTTCCACCCGACCAACGAACAGTTACGCTGCTACCGTCAACTTGGAAACCAGTTTGGTAGTATGCGCTACCACCATTGGTAACAAGAACGGCAACCGTAAGCGATTGACCAACTTGCATAATCGAATTCAGCGTTGTGCTGCTGTTACCACGCAAATTCAATGTCCAGTTGTTTGCTGAGTTAGAGGTAAAGAACTGCACCGCTTGACTCATAACATCAAAGCTAGTGGTCGAAGCAGGGGCTGAAGCAGAAACTGTAGCCAGTTCAAACAATGTTTCAACACTAGCATGAGCACCAAGCTGCAAAATACCATTGTTTGCGACAGGCTCTGTACCAATTGCCAGTGTACCAGTCATTGTATCACCGGCTTTATTCACTCGCGCAGCAATCGAATTTGCCACAGTTGATGCAAAGCTAGCATCGTTATTCAATGCTGTTGCCAACTCAGACAGTGTGTCCAACGCAGCGGGAGCGCCAGTAGAAACCTGCGTCCAATAGTTTTGCAGATTAGTAAGCTGCGTCGATCCTGCGGAGTTAACAGCAGAAACCTGTGTCGATCCTGCGGAGTTAACAGAAGCAACCTGCGTTGACCCTGCGGCATTGACAGCAGCGACTTGTGTAGTGCCGGTGCTTTGGATGTCTGAGACAGTGATATTTCCAATGGATGACTCCGCTGCTTTAGCAAGCAACAGCAATTCTGTGGGCGCTGAATTCGCAGTAGCTGCATTGAGCTTTGACTGGAGCGCTGATTCGTAAGTGGTAAAATTGATTGGCATTTTTTAATTCCTCGTATTAAAGACCAGCCAAGGCCAAAGCTTCAACATCTGCGAGCGGCATGATAGTACTCGCAGTACTTACCCAACCTGTGCCATTAGATGTCAATATATTTCCAACAGGGCCGGGAGTACGCAGACCAGTGCCCCCGTTGGCTACATGAATTACTCCATCATTTGTTTCCAACGCAGTAGCAAGAATACTGCCATTACTAACTGCATCGGCAAGTACTTTAGTTTTAGACATTTGTTGCTCCTATGTGCAAGTTATATCAGAATTTCAGGCCACTGAATATTCCACGGAAAGCCATTCTGATTCGTAATATCACGTAAGGCTTGACGATACGTTGCCCACGCTGCTTTATCTACAGGAGCATCCGCCACCTGAGTCCAGTCACAGTCAGCAAGACGCTTGTTGCGATCTGCTCGGACTGCCTTGGCTTGCTCGGCGTCCTTCTGAGCCTTGTATGCGGCTTCCTGCTCGGCAGCAGTGGCTTCGGCTGTGTCCGTGAAGATGGGGCCAAGAACGTGCTTGGTGTACCACTTACCATCCACCTGCTTCACGCCTTGACGCATGGAGAACTGATAAACAGTAGCTCCTGTAGCCTGTGGGCCTTCGAAGACCACATCAGCCCCCAAAGCCTCTAGCACTTCGTCCGTGGTACGATCCCATACGGGGCCACCGTTGTCTTTAGCCCAACGTCGGAGTTCATCCTCCAACATCACTTGGCCCGTGGCCCTGATTCTGATTTCCATGATTGCTCCTTATGCGATGGCGAGGAAGATAAATGATCCACCGTTCGCGTTGATAGCCGCAGGCGCGGTGCTGCTGATCTCAAACCCTGCGCTGTAGGTGTCGATGTAGTCGGTGCCCTGAACTTCCGCACCAGAAGTGTTCAAGAGCAGGTATGGATCGTTACCCGACACGATTCCCCGTGCACTGTCCCAGACGTACCAATCACCCGTGCTGTCGGTGCGCTTAATGAGCACGAACCGAGCACCGCCTGTGAATCCGCAGTCGATCTGAAGCGTAGTGCCAGTGCCGGTGTATGAGCCGACCTTGCTGACGCCGGGGCAGGAGGCGAAGCCATACCAAACGTAGTTATATGCATTCCCGTTCTCAGTTGCTCCCGAGCCAACGCTAAAAACGGTCGAAGTTGGCGTTGTGTCGTTCCAAACTGTGGCAGTCAACACCGCATCAGATGTGTTCATGCGGAAATATTTTGTATTCCCCATTGCTGCGTGGTAAACAAGCCAATTTGCAGCATGAGAACGGCTTTTTAAGATCATCATCTCAGGCACAACACTAAGGTTGTGAGAGATGGTTCTAGCCGTTGAATTCCCCGTATAGCAAACCACATCAAAGAAGCCGGGGGCGCGGCGGAACTGCCAGTTGATGTATGGC